GATTCTGTGAACATGTTTTATTCCTCTAAGAAGTTCTATGTTATATTTATACAAGCTATCTAGTATGTTAGCTAAACGAAATCGCTGTAGTTTCTGTTGCTGCTGAGTTTTCAGTATATGATTCTAAGAAATACCCTAAAGCGCCTAATGCATCAGTATAGTCTGGTATACCACCGCCTGGGTTAGAATCAGTCGCTACGACACTATCAGAGGTAGCTAAATTAAATGTAAAGCTAGTATTGTCTCCTGGTAAAGCGTCGTCCGTTAATGTTTTAATAACACTAATAGTAATTACATCTGAAATTGTAGTTTCATCAGTTAGTGGCTTTGTTAACAAATAAGTATTATTTTCTGAGGTAATAACTTTTTCATTATCAGCATCTACAAATTTTCCTATTAACTTACCTACAGATTCAAGAGTAGAGAAGGTATCAAAAAGATCAGCGTAAACATTTTGCCTACTTACTACACTAACGTTAGCTGATAAATTGGCAGTTGCAGATAATACTCTATTAACAAACAAATTAGTACCTGCCTGGTGAACTAATTTTTTAACAATATTATAGAATGTACTAATATCTAATTCAGAAGAGATTTGATATGCAAAAGGTTGATACAACTTACTATCTTGAATCCGTACATCTGGTTCAGATACAAAGCCTTGTGTTGATACGTATTCCCCAGGGTACCTTGCTACGGCCCCTAATGTAAAGTTAAAGCTAGCATCATTAGGGTTCTCAACCCCCGCTGTAGTAACAGATGTTAGTAGTTGAGAGGTTGAAGTACTTGAAACTAAAGTAGTTCCAGTATAGGTAAACGGCGTAACATAGTCTTCTAAGAAGTATCTATCACTATCGGTTATAGAATGTAGTCTTGACGCATCAAAGGTTTCAGAAAAACCACCACCCCTGGTTTGAAAATACTTAACTCTCTTAGTAACACCTAACGCGTTAGATAATATAATACTGAGATCTTCGGTAAAATTATAACCATAATTTAAAAATCTTAATATTTGAATAGAGCCAGTTGAACTAACTCTTGCAATTCTAACTAATGTATCTACACCACTACCAACAGTTACGTTAAAGATTTGACCGACTCTAAAGCCAGAGCCTCCGGATACAATTTCTACATTTGTAGTAGTTGGTTTAATAGTACCAATAAACAAAGTTCCCGATGTACCTGTTACAGTGACCTCTTCATTAACTTCGAACGGCACAGGAAAAGCACTGTGATAGAATATCTCGTAAAGATTACCGCTAAGACTTTTAACTCTAACAATTTCAGCAGTATATTTAATATTATTTTTAGATAGTGTTAAGAACCTATCCTTAATATCTGCAGCGCTTCCAAAGGTAAGAAGAACCCGAATAGAATTTCTAAGACTCCACTGACCATCGGATGGTCTTAATACAAATTCATAAGGGTGGTTAGTTTGAGCAACCGTATCATATAGAACTTTAAAAAGAGTCTCTATAGATAAGGAACTACCTTTTGCAGCATATAGACCTTTAATTTTTTTAATTAAAAGAGGCTTATCAACCAATAGGTTTACAGGTAGGTCTTTAGCGTAATTTGTTAAAAAATAATTAACAAACGAGTCTGTAGTTTGATCTATATCACTGTATTGTCTTGCATTTTGAACAAGCTCTAACGCACCCTGATCTTGCTCTAAAAACTTATAGTAGTATTCTAAAAACGCAACAAAGGTTGTATAGTCAGACCTGATAAACTCAGGTAGCTGGCTATTTACAAGCTCTGATACTTTCTCATTAATTCTAGTAGTTGCCATGTTATACCGATGTTGTCACATTGATTGTAGTACCAGCTAGCAAGCCACCTATCTTATTAATAGTAGTATCATCTTGTACTAATATTTCGCTTCTTGAAACAGTTAAATTGTAACTAGCTTCTTGAACGGTACCGGTGATTCTAATATCCGTAACCCCTGCAGGAATACCAGTAGGAGTAATACCTGATATGCTAATTACACCAGTTCCGTAATCGACAGTACCAACATTAGTTGCTACTATTGAACTGTTGACTACATTAACTAATCTTAGTACTCCGGAACCTGAATCATTTGGAGGTGTGTCATTAGGTAGGTCTGTTATTTTAACTAGTGTTGAAACTCCGCCTAAAGATATAAAGAAATAACTAGAAAGAATAGTACCAGGTTTTAATGGATTTCTATACTTAATAGATGTATCCCCTGTAAATAAATTTGTTGTATTTAATGTAGGTATAATTCGTCTTTGTAATTTAAGGCTAATCAACGCACTAGTTATAGAAGAATTCTTAGCTAAAATTGCACTTGTTAATGCAGAGTAAATAAACTCTTTATTAAATTTTTGAAGGTTAGTAGAAAAGTAATCTGTTATTGCAGTATTAACTTGTGTCTTAATTTGATCAGATGATAATGTGGTAATAGAAGAATTATAAACAATATCAGCAGTAATATTAACAAAGAAGAATGTAGGGTCTACAAATTCAGGAATTATAGTAATACCTTGTTTAGATTTTAAAATATTGTTTTTAATAGAATTCTTTGTAGCGTCAGATATAGTAAAGCCAGAGTATGGCTTCAAAGAAATTAATACTTTACCATAATATGGGGGATCGTTATCTTCCCCACCCCATACAGATACCGATTCTGCACCTGCGTAATTTGCAAGTATTAAAGCCTCATAATCAGTTGCAGTTACTGCTCTATTCTTAGATGCATTAACCCGAGGGGCATTAAACTTAATAGAGGTAATACTTTCCGTATTTGCACCACCAGTGGAGTTACTATTAACAGTAATAGCAATTGCGCTTGAACCACCAATGGTAGTACCAGCAGTAAAGGATTGTGATACAGTACTAGACACATTAACTGCTGACCCCGTTGCAACCAGGTACTGAATAGTAATAATGTTGCCAGCTGCTAGACTCTTACCAATTATACCATCACCAAAATAAATTTGATATTTACCTTGAGGGTTTTGTTCAAGATAATAGACTGCAGAGGTACTTCCTATACCGGTAATATCTGTCGATAGGGTATAAGTGGTTGTAGTTGTGTCTGAAGAAGATGTTTGAACACTAACTTTAATGGTAGTAGTGTCTACAGCCTCGTTTGGAATTTCATACTTTGCAGCCGGTGTTATATCGGATACGACATAACTATAATTTAACAATGTACCTTCTGTAACATCTACCCCTGCAAACGTATAAGTAGAACCTACTCTTTGAGCAGTTTTAGCGTCTGTAGTTAGAAACGTATATGGTACCCCATCAACAGTAGAGGTGAATGGGGTGTACCGCTCCATTGTCAAGGATGCAGGCAAGTTAGATGGGTTGGTAACTACAATATCTAAATTAGCAACTGCACCTCTGGCCGACACTGGTGTATAACCTAGGTGCTTGGCAATAGAAACTGCAGAAGATCTCTTGACTGCAGAATCCAAAAACATCTCATTTACTACCATGTTAGCAAGGTAGGCATTGTAATGGGTGTTGTAGGCAAGAACGTCTAAAAGAGTAGATAGACCGGAGCCCTCAAAATCGTAATCCGTAAACTCAGTTTGAGCGTTTAAGAACGTTTTTAAGTTAGTCTTGATTTGATCAAAGTCAAGTTCTGCTATTCTTAGATTAGACATTATCTTACTCTTGTTATTAGTGTTGTTAAAGTGATGGGTCTATCAGAGTTGTTTAATCTAAAAATAATATCACATACAAGTTCATTAGTATCTGCTTTTTCACGAAGTACAACTTCTAACACTGTAGCTCTTGGCTCAAACTTATTAATAGTATCAGTAATAGTCTTTTTCATAACCTGTGCAGTCACAGGATTAAAGTTCTCAAATAGAAGACCGTGTATTTGACAACCAATTTCTGGATGAAAGGGACGTTCGTAGTGCCTCGTAGATATTAGATTTCTAAGAGATTGCTTAACAGCTTCTTCATCGTTCTTTCTCGTCACATCACCGGTTACGGGATGAGAAGAAAAAAGAAGATTAAAATCTGAATATTGTCTGGTATTTCGTGTAGCCATGTTTATATTTATATTAGCCAGCGAACACGTCTGAGCTTCCTTCTCGGATACTATCGTTTCTTGTGTCTCTATCGCCTATTCTACAAACCCCTATACCATTAGCAAAGACCGTAGAGCTTCCCCCTACCATTGTATCATTTCTTGTATCTCTATCTCCAATTCGAACTACACCAAGCCCGTTTGCAAAAACGGTAGAACTTCCATTATTCTTAGTATCGTTTCTGGTGTCTTTATCACCAATTCTTGCAACTCCTACCATTATGCTAGCTGTGTTAGACCCTGAGAGTGAGTCTTATGATTAAAGAATGTTAACACCTGACTTCTATTCTTAACAGAATAGGATACATGGATCCAAGGGTTTTTTGCATAGCTACAATACTCTAATATCATTTGATCGTATTTAAGAACTTTTGCAAGCTTGGTAGCTATTTCAAAATATTCTTTCTTTGTAATACCTTTGAATTGAATATCGACACCTTGGCCAAGAGGGTGCTGGGAGGTCTTAGCATTAGAGGCATTTCCTGGATCTCTAAATGCCGAGGTTACAAACATATTAGGGTATATCTTCTTTACTGGTTCAAGCACGTTGAGTGCTATAGCCTGTAGATTAAAAACTATCTCACCATAAGTAGCTTTCTCATGACCTCGGATAGGATCTCGGGTAACTGCTGCTTTACTTGATAACATCTCAACAGTAAAGTTAGGTGATAGGTTATAGTTACCAGGTAACTGAGTTACAGTTTTTAATTTAACATCGGGTTCAACAAAGTTTTGCTGTTCAGATTGAACCGTTGCACTATCTACAGCGGTCGGCGGTTCTGATAGATCAGCAGCATTAGCAAATCCTTCACTTATAATTAAATTCTTTTGACTATTAGAATCTTCAAGAGATTGAGTTTCTTCTTCTAATGCAATAGAACGACTATCAGCTAAAGAAAGAACCAGAGGATCATTTTTATCATTATCAGAAATATCTTTTCTTCCAGCTATAACCCCAATATTAGATGACCCTGCTATTACACTTTCTGCAGACTCAGAGGCAGCCCCTGCATTACCAGATTGTAAATGTGTTTGACTACCATCGAGATTAACATTATTACTTGCTAGCAAATTAATTGCTGCGCCAGAATCAATATTAGTATTATCTCCAGCTTTAATATTAATGGCTCCAGCTGCTTGGGTATAGACAGTATCTGAAACAAAGTCATAGAGATTTGTTGCTTGAACTTTAATATCAGCATTACTACGCATATGCATATTTTCTTTTGAATGCATATTAAAGGTAGTTGCTTTTTGATTCATAGTATAATAGGCTTCAATATTAACATTGCCGCTTGCGATATTAAACTCCTCTACAGCTGAAAGATTAAATGTTCCCCCGGCTTGGGCAGTAATATCATTGTGACAGGTAATATTAGTATCGCCTTCTACTTCGATGTTCGCGTCATTACCAACAAAGATATTACAAGCCCCGTTAACAGAAATGTCTGCACGACCTGCGATAGATATTTTTCCGTTACGGTCAATAATTTCATATGAAGATCCTTTTGTTCTTTTAACCATTGATCCATTGGCATCAATTTCAATGTACGTACCTGATCTGTGATAAATGTGAAGACGCTCTGAACCCGGGGTATCATCTACTTCAATAATATGACCAGATTCCGTTTGTGTTACTTTATTGTAAGGGTAAGCGCCACGGAAAGCCGATTCGGGTTCATCCCAGGCTTCACCTCCA